AGACTGGGGATTGAAAAAGTCTGCCAAGGTTAATTTTAATTGTTTAATTTTAATTTATCAAGTTATAGCTGTAAATAAATATTAAGACTTTCTAATATATTTAAGCAAATAATCATTAATTCTTTTAATTCTTTTTGATTAGGTAATCTATTTTCTTTATTGATTTTTTCTAAATAATCTATATCATTTTGATAATTTTTTGAGGAAGTGATATCTAGTGAGTAAAGAATGTGATTTGTGTTCCGCATTGACATACTCATAAGTCTATAACGACGAGTTTCATCTTTATGAAAATCTATTAATTTATTTACTATTGTTTCCAAAATTTCGTCTCTTAAAATAATTTTATTTGTTTCGGCTAGATTGCTAATTATTAATTTTGCTAAATTTTTATAAGTTATTTCCTTAAGTGTAATTTTCGCAATAATTCTTTTTAGTTTTTTTAAAATTTTTTCTGTAGTTATTGTTTTCATATTTTTTTTAGTTTAATTTGTCAAGCTTTTCTTTGGTTAATGCTCCGAGCTTGCGTTAGCTCCTGAAGATTCTGACAATTTTTTTTGATAATTTTTTTCTTTTAAAAATTTTACTGTCATATGTTTTTTTATAGTTTAAAAAGGCCATTCGCAATCATTATTTTGCGATTTTTTAAGCAAATAAATATCAACCATTGAACATGAAGTCCTATTAACTTTAAAACAACCATTACTTGAAAAAAAATGAATAATTCCAGATTGAAAGTGCATATCACTAGCAAAATGTAAATTATCGTCATTATACCATTGAATACTATCACAAATATTCTTTGAAACAATTTTGGCATTTTTTAAGGTATAATCATTTAAACCAACAATTAGCATTGTTGCATAACCACTAGAATGTTTGCCAATTTTACAAACCAATAAGCCAGAGTAGGTTTTATCGTTAGATTGACTATTGGGAAGCATAAGTAAATCTTTTTTGGTAAATTTTAAATTGTGATACATATTTTTTTTATTAATTATTCTTTTTATTAATTATTCAAAGCTAATAAATCAACTCCAAAAATATTTGTTATTGCTTTATGTAAATTTAAGTAATTTGTCATTGCAGTATTTATTGATAAATAATCCATTTCATTTATTATTTTTTGCAAAGTTTTTTCCGAGAATTCTAACTCGGTGATTAATAACAAATCCCTCACGGAATTACTAATTGGTTTAAAATTACCATCAAATTCCTTTAAATAATCTGAAAAGGTAAATGTTTTAATTTTTGCTACTGTTATCATAATGGTTTATATTGAGAGTTTAATTTTTCTGCCAACATTTTTACTAAAATGTCAAGTTTAGAAAAAATTTTTTATTTGTTAATCTTCAAAAATGTTGCCAATTATTTTTGCGATATTATCGGTTCTTACTGTAAAATCGGGAGTAACTGTAAAAGTCAAGCCCTTTCCCTCGATAATATCTCCCTCATAAATATCAACACCGTTTATATCTTTACAACCAGTGAATTGCATATAAGTTAAGTGCTCGTCTTGGAATGGATCAAGATCTATTTCATAGCATCCGTGAAAATGCTTCAAAATTTGCTCGTGGCTCATCATTGTTTTTGTTGAGTTATCCCAAGCTCTAAATTTTATTGTTTTTTTTAAATCGTTTTTCATATGTTTTTTTATTTTAAGTTATTAGGTGACGGCAAGGGGATTAAAAATTGCCGTCTTTACAATTTTAAGTTATTAAAAAATAATTGTCAAGTATTTTCAATAATATTTTTAATTATAGTAAATTTTGCTACATAATCAATCTCCCCCCAAGTGTTGCCTTCAATTTTGCCAATAACTTGATTTGTTGCTGTATCAAAAATAAAATCACCTTCCCTATAAATATTTTTAGTAAGCTCAAAAAATTTTGTTAAGGGAATATCTTTTAAAACTTCGCAATCTTCTAAAAAATCAGTAGCCAGCTCTGCAAAACCATCTTCATCAGGGAGGCTACTTTTTAAATTAATGCTATAATCTTCAATGGTTTTTATTAAATTTCTATTTGTTAATTTATTATAAATTAAATCGGTAGTTAATAATACTTTTTTTAAATTTTGCTCGTATTTGCTAAAATCTTTATTGTTTTTCATATATTTATAAATTTTATCTATTGATGTGTCAATTAAAATTTAGCACCACTAAAATCCGCATTGTTTAAGTTAGTATCGCTTAAATTAGCCCCCTGTAAATCAGCAAATCTTAAATTAGCATATTCTAAATTAGCTCCGCTAAAATTAGCATTTTGTAAATTAGCACCACTAAAATTAGCATATTCTAAATTAGCACCACTAAAATTAGCATTTTCTAAATTAGCTCCGCTAAAATCAGCATCACTAAAATTAGCATTTTGTAAATTAGCACCACTAAAATTAGCATATTCTAAATTAGCTCCGCTAAAATCAGTATTTTGTAAATTAGCTCCGCTAAAATTTTTATTGTTTTTCATAGTTTTTAATTAAATAATTTTTGTTGTTTAAAAATAAATATTTTCAAGTTATTAGTATCTTTTTTATAAACTTTAAGTATAGAAGATCCTACATCTGTAATAGGCTCTATTTGCTCCTCCTTACAAGAACTCAATAAAAATAAAGTGGCTATAATTAAAAAAAGTGTTATAAAACCGCTAAATTTAATAAGTTTATTTAAAGTTTTATGCTTTTTTTTGGTAAATGTACCCGAATACTCGCTATAAAAAAGAGTTTCAAAAGAAAAGTTATTTTTGTTGAAGTAGGTTTTTATTTTTTGCATATAGTTATTTATTAATTTTTTTTAAAAACATATTGATTGTTAGGATAATGATGTTTTCCGTGATAATATAAGCTTAGAAAATCATAAAATAGATTACGATAAGATGTAGCTTCGTTCCAGTTATGAGTTATAAGTTTGTTTTTTATGCCATCAAAAGTTTCATCCGCCAGCATAAATTCAAGTTCAAAATAATCTTGATTTTTTGATCGAATTATATATTTATAACCATCTACCTTCATTTGGTCAATAAAATCTCGGCTTTCTTGGTTGATATAAAGATTATCAATAACTTTTGCTTTGTATATAATATTCATAATTATAATTTTTTGTTAATTAGTTTAATTATTTTGTTTGATGCTTGGCGAATTCTCCAATTTCTAAATACTCTACCTTTAATTGGCTTGTTTTTGCAAAAATCTTCTAATACTTTTATATAAATTCCGTTATTTCTAGCGTTGCCATAAAATAAGTCCATATAACTTTTGCCGTGCATTTTAGCAATAATATCATAAACTTGTTGCAATAGCTCATCATTTTTTTCAAGTTTATTTTTGTAAGTTTCGCAACAATAGGCGAAAAATACTTTTAAGGTTTCTACTCTTTTTTGTGAGGGAGATTTTTTCATATATGCTTTTTATTTAAGTTAAATCAAAATCAAAATCAAAAATACTTTTTAATTTTGTTATATATATTTTAAAAAGATAAAATTAGTTGTCAAGTGTTTTTTTAAAGTTTTTTTAAAAAAGTTCAGGTTTTTTTGTGGTGGTGGTGATTGCTAATGTCTTATTGGCATCAAAATTAAATTGCAATCTTGATTTTCTTTTTTATTTTCAAGGAAAATCGGATCGAATAGTTTATTAATTTTCTGGTCAAATGGAACATATTTACTTAATTTTATTACAACCTCATTATTATTATTAAAAATTTTGTAAGTTTCTAAAATTTTTAATAATAAAGTGTTGTTAAAACACATAGAAAAATCATCTCCGACATTATTTTCTAAAATATTTATTGGCATATTAAAAAGAATTTTATCTTGCTTTTTTTTGGTTACTATAAGTTTGTAGCCGTCAATTTTTAAAATAATATCATTATTTTTTAAATCATTGTCAATTTTACTTGCCATTTTAACGGCATCAATAAGATTTTGTAAATTGATCTTAAAATTAAAATTAGTGTTTAAAAAAAGCTTATCATATGGTGGAAAGTCTGCCGATATAAATCTACCAATTATTTTTATTTTAAAATGATCTAAATTTAAAGAATTATTAAAAAATTCTATTCTAATCAAATCATCTTGTAAAATATTTTTTGCATTGATTATTTGTTTGCATAATTCTTTTGGCAAAATAAACACTTTGCCATCATAATTTGAGCTGGTTGTGATTTTTTGTAAATTACTATTAATTGTCGATTTGTATAAAGTACTCCCGGAAGTTCCGACGATATTTAAATTATTATTTTTTGCATCAATACCTACCCCCGAGAGATACTCTCTCCCATCGTCGCCAACATGGGCAAGGGCTTGCTTAATAGTTTCAATAAATAAATTTGCCTTGATGCTTAAAGTAAAATTAATATTTTTGCCCTGCAAGCTATCGGACACTTCTTCATGATCTTGATTTGTAATTTTTTCTAAACAACAACCATTGACATTAATATCATCTTCATTAATAAGCATATCAAAATTATCATCTTTTACTTGATTTATAATGTTTTCAAAATTTTTTGTATTCAATGTAAAGTTAAAATTTTTTTCATTTTCAAGTTTAAGTAATATTTTTGCGCAAATAATTGTATCAAAACTAGAATTTTTTAAAGTTAAAATGTTGTTTTGCAACTCAAAAAAAGTGTTTTTTTCAATTTCCGGAGCATATTTAGCCTGCTTCGCAAATGTTTTTAAAATGTTTAAAATTTCTTTTTTGTTTAATGTTATTTTCATATTTGTTTTTATTTAAGTTAATTTGTCAAACAAAATTGTTTGATATGTATATTTTATCAGAATAAAATTATTTTGTCAAGTGTTTTTTTAAAAAAGTTTAGGTTTTTTTGTGGTGATGGTGATTGATTAATCTAATAAAATTTGTTTATTGTTAGAAAAATGAAAATAATTAAAATTTAAATCGCTTTCTTTTACATCGTCGAACTCCTGCACCGCCTCTTTTTTATCTTTAATCCAACCTTTTAGAAGGCTTGCCTGTATATTGAAAGCTTTTGAAAATTCAACATTAAATTTTAAATGCACATTTCTATTTTTAAAGAATTTAATATCACCAAAATTTTTATGACCTAGTAAATTATAGCATATAACCTCCCAGCAGTTAATGATATCATTGGTAACATTATTATAACTATAATATCTCGATCCCACATTATAAAATCCCTCTTCGGTTATAATTCTATAATCTAAAATAATTTTATTAACATCTTTTTTATTTTTAAATTTTAATTCTTTTGATCCCCAGTTTCTCTCTTCGGTATCAAAAACCATTTTATTAGATTTGTATTTTTTTACATTATCAGGCTCTATACATAAATCAAACATAAATAATAATTGCTCGTTGAATGATTGATTAGCATTTTTAATAATCCATATTAAAATAGCATAACAATTATTTTCGTTAAAATCTATATTACCGATAGTGTGAGTAATAGATTTTAATAATTTTTCTTTAAAACTAAATATCAATCTAGTTTCTAATTCTTTTAAATTATGTATTAAATGAAGCCAATATTTATTTTTTAATTTATCAATTTGCTCATGTAAAGATATCATTAATTGAATTTTATTAATACCAATATTTTTTAGGCTTGCATCATCAATTTTTGATAAACTTTTAAAGCTATTTAGTAAATTATTAAATTCTATGTTATGCAAAGTGACCATTTTTTCAATTAGATTATTCCCAGCTACAAGTTCATTTTTAACTTGGTCTTTTAACTCTTCGGGCTCTTTTGCTGGTTGCGATAAGTCGGCGAAGTTTTCATTAAAAAAATCAACAAAAGATCGCTCAATTACTTTACCTCTTCCCTCATCTCTATAATACTTTTCTTTTTCAATTTTGTATCTAGAAAAATAAACAATGTCAACATTAGCTCTTGCTGATCTTTCTGCATCTAAAAAAGTTTCATTACCGATAATTTGAAAATCAAAATCCCTTTTTTTAATTAATTTTAATAAATCATCGTCTTTTTGCCATCTATCGGGCACTATCATTATAACATTGTTGCAATTTGTTTCGGTTATAATTTTTTGCATCCAATTTTTAAATTCGCTGTATGGAGGGTTACAAAAGATGCAATCAAAATTTTTGTCAATCAAGGTTTGCTGGTGAAAATCTGCTCCTATTATTGCAATATCACTGGGCATTTGGTTGATTAAAATTTGGCTTTTTTCAATTGCAAATTTATTTAAATAGCTGATATCAACACAATTTGCCAATTTATTAAAAAAATTGCCATTGCCTGCCCCTATATCTAAAAACCGTCCCTCTGTCAATAATCTTTCTCCTATATTGTTGGCGATTATATTTACCATTTTTTGAGTAGTTGGGTAGAACTCAAAATCTTGATTATTTTCTTTGATAGTATCTAATAAATTTTTCATATTTTTTTTTATTTAAGTTATTTAAGTTTTATTAAATGAGTTTGTTTGTGGTGATGTGGGGGTTAATCTATGATATATAATATTCTAAACATTTGATTAATTTTGCTTCTAGGTCGTAATAACTAGTGCTTTGATTTTTATAAAGAAAATCAAATAACTCTGTAAAATCAGTATTATAATAATCATTAATTTGTTGGTTAACCTCTGCGAAAAGATCCTCATATTTTTCAGCTAATTGCTCCAATTCTTCGTCACATATATAATCATATGGATCATCAAAAGTTGGTCTTGTTATAACGGTTTCTCGATAATCTTCTTCAATATTAATATGTTCTATTAAAAATTTAAGGTTATCGATAAATTCTTTAGTAAAAAGTTCTTTAGTTGTTTTTTTCATAGTTTTTTTATTTAAGTTAATTTAACAAAATCTTTTTTTATTTTGTTGTTATAATTTTAAAGCAATTCGTTTTAAATGTCAACAAGTTTTTTTTTGCTTAGATAAAATACTTAATGGCAAATTGTGTCTTTTTAAAAATTCGTGGATTGTTGGTTCGCCTACTTTAAAATGTTCCCTAAATTGCAAAAGAGTTTTAGGTTCATTTTTTACAAAATCTAAAAACTCTTCTTTTGATATTTTTATTTTTTGCCTAGATAAAATACTTAATGGTAAATTGTATTTTTTTAAAAGATCATATATTGTTTTTTCGCTTACTTTAAAATGTTTTATTAATTGTTTTATAGTTTTAGGTTCATTTTTTAGAAAATCTAAAAACTCTTCTTTTGTTATTTTACAAGTCCTTTTTTGCTTACATAAAATGTTTTTTGGTAAATTGTATCTTTTTAAAAGATTATCTATTGTTTGTTCGCTTACTTTAAAATGTTTTGCCAATTCTTTTCGAGTTTTAGGTTTTACAAATTCTAAAAACTCTTCTTTTGTTATTTTAATTTGCCTACATAAAATGTTTTTTGGTAAATTGTGTCTTTTTAAAAATTTGTAGATTGTTATTGATTGGGCTACTTTAAAATGTTCCATAACTTGCCGCATAGTTTTAGGTTCATTTTTTACAAATTCTAAAAACTCTTCTTTTGTTATTTTATAAGATTTTATCATATTTTTTTTATTTAAGTTAATTTAACAAAATCTTTTTTTATTTTGTTGTTATAATTTTAAAGCAATTCGTTTTAAATGTCAACAAGTTTTTTAAAAAAAAGTGATATTTTTTTAACTTTTTTTTTAAAAAATTACAAAATGGCAAGAACTCAATAAAATAGGGTATCCGCTCGGTGGAGGGGGTGGCATTTTTTTAAGCTAAAAAATTGTTAAAAAAACCTAATTTAATTAAAATAATGCAAAAAATATTGACAAATTAAAAAAAATGTTAATATAATTTGTGATTTTAATGAAAATAAAAAACTTTATTTAATAAAATTTAAAATAAATTAATATGACTAAAAAGAAACCAAAGAGCGAGCATAATCCTAATGGTAGACCAACAATAATGACCGATTCAACACTGGCAAAACTTAAAGAAGGTTTTGCTCAGGGCTTTAGTGTTCGCAATGCTTGTATATGGGCTGATATATCACAAGATACTTACTTTAATTATTGCAAAAAGCATCCTAACTTTTCGGAGCAATGCAAGACTTTACAACAAAAACCGCTAATAAAATCAATACTTGTAATCAACAAAGCCCTAAATGAAGGCGATATTGCAACCGCTAAATGGTATGCAGAAAGAAAGGCAAAAGATGAGTTTAGTTTAAAAACCGAAACCGAACACACTGGCGAGATTAAGTCAAAAGTTGTCTATATTGAAAAAGAAGAAAAAGAAGCATACGAACAGCATATAAATAAAATTATAGAAGATGCAGATTAAGAACCCTCAATACTTTGGACAGCTACTACATAAAAAAGGTTTTGAAACTTGGTTTTTATATATGTTTCGATTAATAGAAACTAGAAAATTTATAAAAGAACCGTTGCACCCTAAGTTATTGCAAGCCTTCCAAGATGTTTATGATTTAAAGCATAAAAGATTAAATATTAATATCTGCCCTAGATCGGCAAAAACAACAGTTGCTAGATATTTTATAGCCTATACACTGGCCACAAACCCTAAGGCTAATTTTATTTATACTAGTTATTCGCAAGCCTTGTTAAACGATATATCAAGAGATTTAGCTAATATTTTAACAAACCCAGTTTATTTAGCTATGTATGATAATGGTATAAAAGAAGAGGCACAAGAAGTCCAGCCTATTGATGAGTTCTGGCAATCTTATATACAAGAAGAGACTGGCAGATCTACTTTTTCAAGTAGAAAAATAACCACTGCCGATGGTGGTGTTGTGTTGTTTTCATCTATCGGCGGACAGATTACGGGCTTTGGTTGCGGCATTAGGGGAGCAAAAGAGTTTTCGGGAAGCCTAATACTGGATGACGGAAATAAACCCTCCGATATTTACTCGCAGGTTCGCCGAAACAAGGTTAAAATATACTTCGAAGAGACTTTATTAAGTAGGCTTAATGATAGCGAAGTGCCTATTGTTAATATACAACAAAGATTGCATCTTGAAGATATGTCAGGCTTTTTACTAGATAAGTATAAATTCGAGCTACTTAAAATGCCCCTTGTAGTCGATGGAGTGTGTCAATTACCTTCGCAATATACACAAGACCGCCTCCAAGAGTTGCAAAAAAATGAGTTTATGTTTTTATCACAATATCAACAAAGCCCTATTTTGTCAAGTGGTGCCCTATTTAAAAGAGATTGTTTCATATTTACCAATAACCTACCATCTAAATATGATTATACTTTTATAACTGCCGACTTGGCTTATAAAGACAAACAACATAATGATTTTACTTGTTTTAGCTACTGGGGAGTATTAGATAAAAAATTATATCTAATTGATGTTAAAAGAAAAAAAATAAATTCGGTAGAGATTGACAATTGGATAAGACCTTGGATTATGCCAAAAATACAATATGGTTTTAGATATATATGGATTGAAGACAAAGCACACGGCACTTATTTGTTGCAACAATACCGAAAGGATGGCTTGCCAGTGCCTAGCGAGGCAATGATTAAACAAACACTGCCAAGAGATGGTGATAAAGTTATGCGAGCAAATAACATAATACCTTGCTTAAATTCTAACGACCCTAATGTTATTCTAAATAACTGCATAGAAAATTTTAACGATATAATCGAAGAGTTGTTATCATTTAATCAATCCGCACACGATGATTTTGTTGACACTTTAATTGATGCTTGTAAAATTGCATTATTTGTTAAAAAAGAGTTTTATGCTTTTTAATCATAGTTTTTTATAATGACTTTTTATAAAAAAAAACTAATTTTTAATTTAAAAAATATTTTATCAAAATGTTATTCTTTAAAAAAAAACAAGAAAAAAAAAGCTACGGAATGCAAGACTGGTTTGCATTTAACTTTCTTAATCAAGAATATAGTTCTAATAATAATGCTAATACCTTTATCAACTATTTTTATGATGCTTGCCCTGTATTTACCGCAACTAATCTAATAAGTGATTCGATAAGCTCAATTGATATTGTTTTAAAGAATAAAAAAACTGGCGACTTTATTTACAAACATAAAGCCCTTGATATTCTTAAAAACCCTAACCCCTTCACTGACAATCAACTATTTATTAAAGAGATTGCAAGCTATTATTTACTAACTGGCAATGCTTATATTAACATAATAGGCGAAACACAGCCAATTGAGATAAACACTATTAAACCAACAGACATAACAATCTTAGCTGGTAATGATGGATATATGGGCGAATATACAGTGTCAACTGCTGTTAACTCTGCAACATACACAAGAGATGCAAAAAAAAGATTTATTGATGCAAAACGAAATGAACTAATACATTTACGAGCCTTTAATCCTAGATTCTCATCAACAAATTTAGTTGGTTGTAGTGCTTTTGTTGGCTGTCAATTAGAAATAGCACAATTTGTAACTGCATCAATTCACAACTATTCTTTAATTAAAAATGGAGCTAGACCAAGTGGTATATTAACCCATAAGGGCACAAACGAATTACAACCTGAGCAGATTGATAGAATAAAAGATTTAATGAAAGAAAAATTATCTGGCTCACGAAATGCTGGTGAAATGGCTTTTTTAGGCGGTGATTTTGACTGGAAGCAATTATCGTTATCAATAAAAGATATGGACTTTCCAAAACTCAAACAATCGGTAATGGAGGCGATTTACAATGCTTTAAAAATACCGTTACCAATGATTAGCTCCGAGAATATGACATTTTCTAATATGGATGCTTCTAAATATGCTTATTATGATAATGCTGTAATACCAGTCCTTAAAAGATTATTAAAATTTTTATCTGCAAAATTACTTACAAGATATGCAGGCACGGAAGAGTTAGAATATTCTTTTGATGAATCGGCAATTGAGGCTCTTGAAACAAGAAAATTCGAGAATGCAAAAATAGCCAGCCAAGCTGGTGTATTAAGTGATAATGAAATTAGAGCAATGATTGGCTATGAAGCAATAAAAGGTGGTGATGCTATATACAAACCAGCTAATCTAGTGCCAGTAGGCGAAAACATAAACACTGAAGATAATAGAGATGAGCCTATGGCAAAAAGCGAGTTTATAAGAATAATGAAATCTCAACAAAAAGAAGATGGTGGTAGATTTTATAGTGATGAGTATATAGAATTAAAAGCAAAAGAATACTATGGAAATTGATGTTCGCAAAAGAAAGTTAGAAGCTAATTCTATACCTAAGATCAAGGCTATCTTTAAAAATATGGCAAATGATGCCGAAAATATTTATCGTAAAAATGGCAATATAAATTCTAGTGAGTTGGCAGATAATTATTACCCAGAATTTTTAAAAGAACTTAGGGATGTAATGCGAAAAACAATAAAAGAGTTTGGCTTTACTTTACGAGAAGACTTGCAACAAAAAGGCTTAAACTTTGGTATTGATTTTGAAACAAAAGAGATTACAGATCCAAAAGTAAAAGAAAAATTAAAAGAAGTCAATACACAGTTTCAAGAGTCCGCTACATTCTTTACTGCTAATGAAAGTGAAAGACAAGCAAAATATATAGCCGAAACAAATGCAAAAGAAATATTGCTAGCAATATCACAAGAGGAGATTAAGTTTAATAATCAAAAAGCTTTGCCTGAGTGGATTATTATTGCACGAAATATTAAAATCAATTTACTTGATAAAAGCGAAGCAAGAACTCAATTAATCGCCTCACAAGTTGTTGGTTTAACCGAAAGCTGGACTAGGCAAGAAGAGGGCGAGCTTATAGACGATACACAATTAGAAATTGACGGCAAGCCAATTGAAGTGCTTAAAACTTGGGTGGCTATACTTGATAAAAGAACTCGCACAACACATATGCAAGCTGATTTTCAACAAGTCAATGTCAATGATAATTTTTTAGTTGGTGGCAGTAGTGCAAAATTCCCAAGAGATCCTAACTTACCTGCCGAAGAATCAATCGGCTGTCGTTGTATCGCAGATTATTCTAATAAGTTCGGCAAAAAATCGTTTGAAGCAAAAGCAACCGAAACTTTCAAGCCTACTGAAGCAATGGCAACCGCAGGAGCAAGAGCATTAGAATGGCGAAAAAAATATGGCAGGGGTGGAACAGCTATTGGAGTTAAAAGAGCTAATCAATTAAAAAATAGAGAGAATTTAACACTATCGACAGTTAAAAGAATGTATTCTTTTTTTTCTAGGCACGGCAATTA